GCTGGCTCATCACGCCGCCTGACTCCTGCCTATCCAAGATTTTGGGTATTCTCTGACTGCACATTTCTTGACAATTCCACTTGTATCAAAAGTGCCTGCCGCCATTGGCGCGGTAAAAGGCGGCATCACAGCGGTTACCGGAGCATTGAGGGTTTCTGTCGGTACAATTCTTTCCGTTGTTGCGGCAATTGCGGCACTCGTTGCAGCGTTTGTACACCTGTGGAATACCAACGAGGAATTCAAAAACAACATTCTCGGTATCTGGGAGCAAATCAAAAGCACATTTTCCGGTTTAACGCAAGGCATTGTTGACCGTCTGAACGCCCTTGGTTTCGACTTTGAAAGTTTTACCGATATGCTGAAAGCGGCATGGGACGGCTTGTGTAATCTGCTTGCGCCTGTATTTGAGGGTGCATTCCAGAATATTGCGAATGTTTTCTCCGAGATTTCCGGCATTATTCTTGGACTGCTGGATGTATTTATCGGTCTATTTACCGGTGATTGGGAGCAATGCTGGAACGGCATCAAGGGTATTTTCACATCCATCTGGGATTTTATCGTGTCCACCTTCACGAACATTCTGAATACGCTGAAAGGCATAGCGGATGTGATTCTCGGCTGGTTCGGCACTTCGTGGGATGAGGTATGGACATCTGTTAAGGATTTCTTTGTGAATATCTGGAACAGCATTGTATCCTTTTTCACTGGAATTTTAACGAGTATCAAGGACTTTTTCGTCAATACCTGGACAGCAATTTACACCTTTTTCAGCAATATTTTCAATGCTATCTATACGGTGGTTTCCACGGTGTTCCAGACCATTTATGACACGATTATGACCATCTGGAACAGCATTTATGAAACCATTGCACCTCTTCTGGATGCATTCAAGTACCTGTTTGAAACGATATTTCAGGCGATTCAGATTCTCATCGGCATGGCGATGGATTGGATTTCGGAGAAAATTTCCGCTATCTGGAATGCAATTGTTTCATTTCTGGCACCAATTCTGGAGGGCATCAAAAATACTTTTACTACCATATGGAACGCTGTCAAATCTGTCATTGATACAGTGCTTGGCGCAATTCAGTCAGTGATAACTACGGTCTGGAATGCGATTTATGGCTTTTTGAGTCCCATTCTGAACCGCATCAAAAGCGTGGTTTCTTCTGTTTGGGATTCTATTTCCAGCAGGATTTCAAGCATCATGAACACCATAAAATCCACAATTTCAAACATCTGGGACAGCATTAAAAGTGCTGTTTCCACAAAGGTCAGCGGCGTGAAAACTGCCATTCAGGACGGATTTCAAGCGGCGGTTGATTGGATCAAGGGACTTGCCTCCAATGCGTGGAATTGGGGTGCGGATATTATCAACGGTATCATTGACGGCATCAAAAGCATGATCAATAATCTTGCGGACTGCGTAACCGGTGCTGCGGATACGATTCGTGATTTCCTGCACTTTTCCGTGCCGGACAAAGGCCCTTTAACCGACTACGAAAGCTGGATGCCAGACTTTATGAAAGAACTGGCTGACGGCATTAACAAAAGCAAAAAGTATGTGGAAAAGGCTGTTTCCGGCGTTGCAGAAGCGATGCAGCTTACAATGGAATCCGACCTTAGCATGAAGCTGGACGGTATTTCCGCCGCTATGGTTGACGGCAGCGCAGGAACAACTGTTATCAACAACTACAACAACGACAACAGCCGGACGGTGAATCAGACGAACAATAGTCCAAAATCACTGTCACGGCTGGAAATTTACAGGCAGACACGCAATGCGCTGAATGTGTGAGGAGGTGCGCCCATGTTTTTCACCCTTATCCTCGAAAATGAAAGCGGTGACCGTGTGGACATGACCACAACCGCAAACAACTTCATGGTCTCAAAAATCGAGGGCTTATCACCTCCAACAGGCACGATCAGCACCTCCTCCTACGCAGGCATGGACGGCAGCTATCTGAACAACGCTTTCATCGAAAAGCGGAATGTGGTCATTCATTTTGAGATGCGAGGGGTAAATATCGAATCTCGCCGACATGCCCTCTATCGTGCAGCCAAACCTTCCCACTATATCAAAGTCTACTACCGAACCGCAGGCACTGACGTATTCACCGAGGGCTATGTAGAAACCTGTGAGGTCAATCATTTTGAACAGTGCATCAACGGACAGATTTCCATTCTCTGTCCTGACATCTACTGGTACGCCACGGAAACACAGGTCGCAGAGTATTCGCAGGTAATCGGGGCGTTCCATTTCATTTTCCCCGATGATGACAATCCCTTCCCTATCGCAAAATACAACACGCAGAATATCATGACGATCAAAAACGACGGCGACGAGACCGGATGCACCATTGTTATCTCCGGCGGTCCCGCAAAAAATCCGACACTCTACAACACCGAAACAGATGAATATATGCAGATACAAGGCGAAATTGAGGAGGGCGACACGATCACCATTACCACAAAAACCGGAAATAAAACCGTGACCTTGGAGCGTGAGGGTGTGACGACCAACATCATCAATCGCCTTGTATCCGGTTCCACATGGCTGACACTGCGAGAGGGCGAGAACCATTTCCGGCTGACTGCTGTCGGCGGTACAAAGAACCTGAAAGTGCAGATTATTCACCGAAACGCGTATTTAGGGGTGTGATGAAAATGCAAATTGAAGTGTATAAAATGACAGTGGATGGCGATTCGCTCACAATAGCCCTCGAAGCGATCTGCGACAGTTTTTCAAGTCTGCTGTGGGATGTGGAGTATTACAAATGCGGTAGCTTTGAGGTGTATATTGCGGCAAGTCCGCAGAATATCAGCATCTTCCAAACAGGGCGCATTGTGGGCAGGAACGATGATAATGAACATTTTGGCATCATTGAATCGGTGCAAATTGAGACGGACGCTGAAAACGGCGACTATCTGACGGTGCAAGGGCGTTTTCTTATGTGCCTGCTGGAACGCCGCATCATCAACCCGACGCTGTCAATTACAGCGCAGATGGCGTACTCAGATATTGTGCGGTCGGCGGTCACATTGAACGCATTGCAAAATGATAACCGCCGCATTCCGGGCTTATCGCTCGGAACTGTGATTGGTTCATGCTGGGAGCAGACAACAACTTTGCAGGTGTCATATGCCAATCTGATGGAATGGGTGTATACAATCTGTGAGAAGATCGGCGGCACTGCAAATATCCGGCTTGTGAAAGATACCGGAGAGACCTATAAAATGCTGTTCGACCTATCCGAAGGCACTGACCGCAGCATGATGCAGGAAGAAAATCCGCATATTGTATTTTCCGATGCTTACAGCAATTTGCTTTCGTTTTCCTATGCCGCTGATGATTCTATCACACGCAACTTCGCCTATATTTACGGTCACGGCGAGGGGGCTGACCGTAAGCACACCGCATATTGTGTGGATACTGAGCCGACCTATCTTGACCGCTATGAGCTGTATGTTGATGCGGACGATATTGCCGAAGAGGAACAGGTCGAGGGTGAGACTGTGCCGATACCGGAGGAGCAGTATATTGAATTGCTCAAGACAAGAGGCTCGGAGAAGCTGGTTGACCCAAAGTCAGCATCAGAATCAGAAATTGCGGCAAATTCCACACAGTATGTGTATAACAGAGATTACGCAGTCGGAGACTATGTGACCGTTGAGCATAAACGTTTCGGCATGATGCAGCCGAAAATGCAGCTTATTGGCATGATTGAGGGATTTGACCAGAACGGCAGAAGTCTGACACCGACTTTCAAAGAAGGGTGATATTATGGCATTTTCATTCGGGTTTTTCAATTCAAAAAATCTTGACAGAACCTACACCGCAGAAAATTTTTGCGACTATTTAGGTTCTATCATATGCAACGGCATTCAGGACAATTACGGCAACTGTTTCGAGCTGACCGCCGCAAGCAGTGGTCTCAAAGTTACAGTCGGCAAGGGTAAGGCATGGATCAATGGACACTATTTCATCAGCGATGCGAAGTACAGCATTGATTTGTCAGAATATCAGGACGAGTCACTGCCGCGATATGTGGGCATTTGCATTTATCTCGACACAAGCGAATCCGTCCGAAATGTGTCTTTGAGGCTGTTTCCCGGCACACCTGCCGAAAATCCGTCGCTCCCGTCCATTCCGCAGGATTCAGAACACGTCAGACTTTTGATGTACGCCGTCCGGCTGAATGTGGGTGCAACTTCTTTAACTGAGCGTGACTGGCACGATTACCGTGAGGATGCAAATGTCTGCGGCTACTGCAAGTGCATTCTCGGCAAATGCAAGGTCACAGAAATGCTGGCACAAATGGCGCAGATCAATGCAACTGTTGAAGCCCTGCAGACAGAGAATGAAACACTGACAAACAAAATAGATACTCTGCAAACAAAGGTCGACGACCTCACCGGCGATATTGTCGAGACGGGCGAAATCGGCGAAGAAGCCTACTATGTTCTGTATTCCAACGGCAAATTGCTGATACGTGGAACCGGTTCAACTTACGATTATGACCTCGGTGAATCGCCTTTCTGGGAAAATGAAAATATACGTTCTCTCGTTATCTCTGACGGTATCACGGCAATCGGCAGCAGCGTGTTTGAACGGTGCGGCAATATGGTTTCCGCAAGTTTTCCCAATACGCTTACAGCAATTGGCGAGAGAGCATTTTTCATGTATACACAGGGCGGTTTAACAGAGCTGAACATTCCTGCGTCAGTGACAACGATTGGAGAAAAGGCGTTTGCAAATTATAACGGCGCTGCGGTCACGCTTCCCGCAACGCTTACCACGCTTGGCACATATCTTTTCATGGATTCCGGCACACTGACAAGCGCAAGAGTAGAATGTGCGGAAATCCCGGAATATTGCTTTGTGTGGTGTACTTCGCTTGCGAATTTGACTCTCAGCCGCAATGTGACAAAGGTCTGCTCTCATATGATAAACTATTGTCTGCATCTTACACAAATCACCTATGAAGGCAGTCTTGACGACTGGGCAGAGGTTACGAAACAAAGCAACTGGGATGGCAATGGCAGCAGTGCTGACGGCTATCTCAGAAAGGTACAGCGCCTTGACGGATATATGGAGTATGACGAAGATACGAAGGAGTGGAAAGAGGTGCGAGACTGATGTGGAAATTTCTTGTAAAAAACCAGAGCATTGAAATTCTGGAGCGAGAGGTGCTGGCGGATCATCAGATCCAGTATGTTCAGTTCAAATTTACCTTTGACGGCGACTGGAAGCGTTTTCACAAAGTGGTGCAGTTTGCGCAATGTGACGAGGTGTATTCGGTTGTTCTGGGGACTGATGGGGTATCATGTTTTTTGCCTGCGGAGCTTCATGTTGGGGCTTGCAAGATGTCTGTGTTCGGATATGATACGGAAAGTGATGAAACCGTCAGAGCGACAACCGTTCCGGTCACTCTGAATATCCGTGCATCCGGTTTTGAAGGCGACGAACCGCCTATTCCGCCGACGCCTGACCTGTATACGCAGCTTTTAAAGCGCATCGAAGATGCAGAAAAAGGACTTGACGGAAAATCCGCCTACGAGATTGCGGTCGAGCATGGTTTTGTCGGCACAGAGGAAGAATGGCTGGAAAGTCTGAAAGGCAAAGACGGCATTACACCGGATATGTCGGAATATCCGAAAACCACAGAGGTAACCGTTCTGATTCAGCAGGAGGTCGCTCCTGTGGCTGCCGATGCTCATACGCATGATAATAAAGCTGTGCTGGATTCCATTACGCAGGAAATGCTTGACGATATATCATCTATCTCGACTGTGGTCGGGCAGGCACACTGGCATCACAATCTCACAGTGCTTAATAGCATTACGGAATCTCAGGTTTCTCGCTGGGACGAGGCATATACCAGTGCGATGAACCTCAACGAGCGTGTTGGGGTGGATGAGGGATTGTTTTCGCAATTCAAGACGGAAATTCTCTATGATATGCAGGGGGGCGAAAACCTCTATCACGGATATCAATACAAGACTTTCTGCGGTTGAAACAGCTCTCTCAGGCGTAGAAACTGCACTGGCGGATATCGTGGAGGTGACAGCATGAGCATTGCAAATTATCTGACTGTTCTTGATGAACAGAGAGATGCTTTAGCCCGAAATCTTGCGGCAATGGGTGTATCCGCATCGGAATCTGAAAAGCTGAATACTCTCGTGCCGAAGGTGCTGCAAATTCCGCAGACAAAGTCCAATGTGACACTTTTTCAGTCTGGCATCGATGCTCTCCATGACTACGGCGAAACGATATACACATTCTACAATGACGGTTACCGCAGTCTCTCCGGTTTTGCGGAAACCTATCCGAATTTCTGCTGTGAGGATAACGGTTATGCGCTTTCCTACAACATGACGGACTTTGGCTGGGCTGGCGAGGTGTTCACGATCAGCACAACTCCGGTTGCCATTTCATCTGGCAAGAGCATTCTGTTCAGTTACAAATCCGGCTCAACGGAAGCCGGAGTCATGTATCTGGTGAAAAAGCCGGAGGACGAGAAAACTGCATACGACCTTGCGCAATATGTGTATGAACAGATTCAGTCCGAAAGTGCTGTCACTATCAATTTCAATTGGCTCTATGCCGACAGCTATATCACCACGCTGCATAGCTGTAAGAATGTGTCTCCCGGTGAATATCTGCTGGCGTGGAAGGGCGTGTCGGACAACACGCATCCGCTGATCCGCACGATTAAAATTCTGGAGGTGTAATGAAATGAAAGAAACAATCTGTACGGTGATTGGCATTGTGGGCGGATTCATTACCGCCATCATCGGCGGCTGGGATTCGGCACTCATCACGCTGGTCATATTCATGGCGGTCGATTTTGTGACCGGTTTTGTATCGGCAGCAATGGGCAAATCCAAGCACAGCGAAACAGGCAAACTCAGCAGCAGAGCCGGATGGGTGGGACTTGCAAAGAAGTTCTGCATTGTGCTGATGGTAGTCGTTGCAGTCCGTATTGACATTCTCATCGGCACGACCTATATCCGTGATGCTGCCTGCATTGGCTTCTGCGTCAATGAACTTTTGTCAATTGTGGAAAATACCAGTTTAATGGGAATCCCGTATCCGCCTGTGCTGAAGAATGCGATTGACGTTCTTCAGAAAAAGGCAGGCAGAGTGGAAGAAACTGACGATGAAAACAAGGAGGAAGAAGATGGCGATTAAGACGTACGCAAGCTTCGACAGCACACAGTTGTCGGAGCATTTCAATGCAAAGGAATTCAAATGCAAATGCGGCAAAGAGCATGATTTTTCTGTTTCTGAGGAGCTTGTCGAAAAGCTCGAAAAGCTGTATGATGCACTTGACTGCTCAAAAATCATTGTGACCTCCGGTTTCCGCTGTGCCGATCATGATACAGCAGTCGGCGGCAGAGGAACAGGTCAGCATACTAAGGGCAATGCAGCGGACATCTGCTGTTATGGTCAGGATGGACAGCCGATCAGCAGCAAGACTGTGTGCTGTAAGGCACAGGATATTGGCTTTACCGGCATTGCCAATATTACAGCCGCCTACATCTATACGCATGTGGATGTGCGGACAGGCTCTAAGTGGTATGGTGATGAAGTGCAGGGTAATTCTTCTGTGACCGATGATTTTTACAAGTATTTTTCCGTTTCTGGAAACACAGATAACAACAAGGAGGGCGATAAAATGAAAGGCATTGACGTTTCTGTTCACAACGGAGATATTGACTGGAAGAAAGTCAAGGCGGACGGCATTGAATTTGCAATTCTCCGTGCTGGCTATGGACGTGAACTTTCTCAGAAAGATGCACGTTTTGAGGAAAATTACAAGAATGCTAAAGTCGCAGGAATCCCTGTCGGAGCATATTGGTATTCCTATGCGACCACGGTTGACGAGGCGAAGCTGGAGGCGGAGGTCTGCGTTTCCATTCTGAAGGGCAAGCAGTTTGAATTTCCGATTTTCTTCGATCAGGAGGAAAAGGCAACTCTTGATACTGGAAAGGCGAACTGCTCGGCGATGGTACGAGCCTTCTGTGAGGTTCTCGAATCTGCCGGTTACTGGGTCGGTCTGTACACAAGCCGTTCCGTGCTGTCTACGCACATTGAGGATGACATCAAGACACGATATGCGCTGTGGGTTGCTGAATGGAGCGAAAAGTTGAACTACAGCGGTTCGGTCGGCATCTGGCAGTATTCCAGCAAGGGCAGTATGAGTGGCATCAGCGGTGATGTTGATCTTGATACGGCTTATGTGGATTATCCTGCGAGGGTCAAGGCGGCAGGGCTGAACGGCTACGGCGGTGCTGCGGCGACACCTGACACTTCTACACCTGATGCTACACAGGTTCACGGCAACCTGACCGCTACGGTGCAGATTGGCGATGATGTGTATGAGGGGACGCTGACGAAGGTGTAATGTTTTGTGGGCAGGAGTGAAACGCTCCTGCCTTTTCTTTTCCTATAAGGAGGCTCTATGAAATCGTCAGATAAAGCCAAGATTGAAGCATATCGTGAAAAAGGTGTGCCTTATGCGGAAATTGCAGAAGTTTTGTCTCTTCCGCTGAATACAGTAAAATCCTACTGTAAAAGGCATGGCCTTGGCGGTCGGAGAGAGCGTACCGCTGAAAATATATCACTGTGCCTGCAATGCGGTGCAGGAGTTCCACAGATTCCGCATCGCAAAGTTAAAAAATTCTGTTCCGATCAATGCCGAAATTTATGGTGGAGAAGTCACTCCGCCGAGATTCGCCGCAAGTCGGAACAGATTTTTATTTGTCCGGTATGCAAGAGTGAATTCAGTGCCTACCGCAGCTCAAACCAGAAATATTGCTCCCGTATCTGCTACGGAAAATCAAAGGAGGGGTCTCATGTCAAACGAAAAAATTCAGAATGTGATGCAGTACCAGACCGTCATGGCATGGGTTCGCTCCCTTCTGAATGATGGCATTATCACTAAGACTGAGTATAGCAAAATTGATACAATTATGACCAGAAAATACGGCATATCTTCGTGCAGCATATTTTGCTGAAAACCGTTGACTTTTCGCCGTTTTAGAGCGAATATAGTAAACGAAGGAGGTGCTGCTTATGGAACGAATTGTTGAGAAAATTGAGTTCCCCAATGCACAAAAAATAAAGCTGCTCAGAACGGCAGCCTACGCAAGAGTATCCAGCGGAAAGGATGCAATGCTGCACTCACTTTCCGCACAGGTCAGTTACTACAATCAACTGATTCAGAGCAATCCGGAATGGCTGTTCTGCGGCGTTTACGCTGATGAAGCCCTGACGGGAACAAAGGATAACAGAGGAAATTTCCAGAAACTGCTTGCAGAATGCCGTGCTGGGAATATCGATCTTATCATCACAAAATCAATATCGAGGTTCGCAAGAAATACTGTCACGCTGCTCGAAACTGTCCGTGAATTAAAAACACTGGGTGTTGACGTTTATTTTGAAGAGCAGAATATTCACAGCCTTTCAGCGGACGGCGAACTGATGCTGACGATTCTTGCAAGCTACGCTCAAGAAGAGAGCTTGTCAGCAAGCGAAAATCAGAAATGGAGAATCCGTAAAGACTTTGAACAGGGTAAGGTCGGCAGTATTACAATGCTTGGTTACAAGCGAAACAAAAACGGTATGCTTGAAATCGTGCCGAAAGAGGCTGAAATCATCCGCATGATTTTCTCGGATTATCTTGCAGGAATGAGAAAACTCGCTATTGCCAACAAGCTCAATGAGATGGGTATTGCAACGAAAAACGATTGCTTATGGACTCCGGAATCTATTCGCAGAATCCTCAGAAACGAAAAATACTGCGGCGACCTTCTGCTCCAGAAAACGTTCCGTGAAAATCATCTGACGAAACGAAAAATGGAAAATCAAGGTCAGCTGCCGCAATATTATGTGGAGGATGCGCATGAACCGATTATCGACCGTAAGACATTTCAGGCGGTGCAGGAGCTTATGCGTGAACAACAGAAATTCACCCCGAAAAAGAGCTGCGACACAATTTACCCCTTCCGGAGCATGATAACTTGCGGATGCTGCGGAAAAAACTACCGCCGGAAAACAACCGTCACCGGAGCTGTGTGGATATGTGCAACCTATAACAATCGGGGTAAAAAATTCTGTCCGACTTCCAAGCAAATTCCGGAAGATACATTATACAAAGCCTGCTGTGAGGCTCTGAAAATCAATGAATTTGACGAGTCATTTTTTCAGAAACAAATCAAGCAGATTCTTGTTACGAAACCCAATCTGCTAATCTTTATTTTCCATGACGGGCACGAGGAAACCGTCCGTTGGACAGACCGCTCACGTTCCGAAAGCTGGACATCGGAAATGAGGGAGAAAGCTGCGCAGACCACCAGTGAGAGGAGATGGAAAAAATGCCGACAGTAACAAAAATTCCTGCACGGCTGAACCGTACAACATTTACGCCGATCGACACAGTTACAAAAAGAAAAGTGGCAGCGTATGCGAGAGTTTCAACGGATTCAGAAGAGCAGCAGACTTCCTATGAGGCACAGGTGGATTACTACACAAAATACATCAAGGGACGGAGCGATTGGGAGTTTGTTGCCGTATACACGGATGAGGGAATTTCTGCAACAAATACGAAACACAGAGACGGCTTCAACTCCATGATTTCCGATGCACTTGACGGAAAAATCGACCTTATCGTCACAAAAAGTGTGAGTCGTTTTGCCCGAAATACCGTGGATTCCCTTATCACCGTCCGTAAATTGAAAGATAAAGGCGTTGAGGTTTACTTTGAAAAAGAGGGTATTTACACGCTTGACTCAAAGGGAGAATTGTTAATCACCATAATGTCGAGTTTAGCGCAGGAGGAGTCACGTTCCATCTCCGAAAATGTCACATGGGGACAGCGTAAGAGAATGGCGGACGGTAAGGTCACTATCCCCTATGGTCGCTTCCTCGGTTATCGCAAAGGTTCTGACGGTCTGCCGGAGATCGTGCCGGAGGAAGCGGAGGCCGTTCGATTTATCTACCGCAGTTTTATGGAGGGGCTGACTACCAACAAAATCGCACAGATGCTGATGAAACAGGGAATTGCCGCACCCGGCGGCGGTAAAAAGTGGTATGCTCGTACCATCGAGAGTATTCTGACAAACGAAAAATACAAAGGTTCGGCACTTTTGCAGAAGAAGTTCACTGTGGATTTTCTGACAAAAAAGCAGAAGGTCAATGAGGGTGAAGTTCCGCAGTATTTTGTGGAACACAGTCACCCGCCAATCATAGATCCGGAGGAATTCGATTTGGTGCAGGCAGAGATTACACGGCGAAAAACAATCGGCAGAGTCTACAGCAGCAGTAACATTTTCTCCACCAAAATCATTTGCTCCTGCTGCGGAGGATATTTCGGTTCAAAGGTCTGGCATTCCACAAGCAAGTACCGCCGTGTGGTATGGCAGTGCAATCATAAATTTCAGAACGGCGAAAAGTGCAGTACACCACATCTGTATGAGGACGCTCTTAAAGAAAAATTCGTCATCGCCTGTGGAAAGATATGTGAGAACAGTGAGGACTTTCTAACATCCTGCCGACAAATCAGAGATATGCTTTCGGACTGCACGGCTCTGGATGAAAAAATTCACGAGCAGTATGTTTATCTCAACGAGCTTGCTGAAACCATGCAGAACTTTATCAGGGAAAATGCTATGCATCCGCAAAGCGATGATTTTTACAATCAGAAAATGTCTGAATACGAGCAGCAGAAGTCTGAAGGCGAGAAAGTTCTCAAAGCATTGCAGAGCAAGAAAGCAAGCCGCCAATCCAGAAAAGACCTGCTTGACGGAATGATAAGACAACTCACGGAACAGGATATGACGATAACAGTCTTTGACGAAAAGCTGTGGCGCATTATGGTAGAGAATGTAACTGTGGGGACTGATGGAGAGCTTACCTTCTTATTCCAAAACGGAACGAAAATTGAAATCTGAAAACCAGAGAGCCTGTGGAGCAAAAAACGCTTCACAGGCTCTTTTTCTTGTTTATGAATGCTTTATGAACAAATGCACCCTTTTTTCAGCGGAAAGTCAATAAAAAAACGATAGGTAGGGGTTATCGTTTTTTTATTGCCATTTTGAACCCCTATCGTTTCAGAATTGGCTCGCCATTCTGACCTATCGTTTTCGATTTGCGAAAAAGTCCGAAAGTACGGCAATTTTGCAAATGAAAATGCACCCTAATTTGTATCAAAATTGGGGTGCGAATATGGTGGAGCATAGGGGACTTGAACCCCTGACCCCCACACTGCCAGTGTGATGCGCTCCCAACTGCGCTAATGCCCCGATAGTGGTATAATCGTCCGATTGCAGGGAACAGATCGGAAATCTGCGTATCTGCAAGGACATTCATATTATTACTGCTTATGCATTCATTATAACATATTTCATCAGGAATGTCAACTATTTTGCATAAAAGTATTCTAAAAATGTATGGACTTCACCTTGACAACACTTTAACATAGTGATATAATTATTCATATCCTGATATAGGATTATTTTAAGGAGGTTTTTAACATGAAGAAGAAAAAATTATTGTCCGTGATCTGCGCAATGTCGATGATGGCATCGCCGCAGATAACGACTGCCTATGCTGCCGGAAACGTCAGCGAACCTGCTGCTGCGGTGTCGGCAGCAGAACAGACAGCTGAATATACTGAGGCCACTGTAGACGGCGGTGCTGCAACAACTATCACAGCTAATGCGAAAAACACAGCAGATACCTGCTATACTTTTGATGAATCAACAGGTAAGCTTACACTGAAAGGAGAGGTTGATAAAAAAGAACTTTCAGCATTCAGTGAACAAAACAAAGAGGCAGTAAAATCGATTTTTGCAGAATCCGGAACTGTTTTTCCTACAAACAGCGGCTATATGTTCAGCGGCTACAAAAACTGTGAAACAATTGATCTTTCAAATGTTGATACAAGTAATGCGGAATATATGGTGGGTATGTTCAGTGGATGCAAACATCTTAGATCTGTTGATCTGAGCAGCTTCGATACAAGCAAAGTCCAGACAATGGAACGGATGTTCGCAGAATGCTACAGACTTGAATCACTCGATCTGAGCAGCTTTGATACAAGCAATGTAAGCACAATGTTCCAGATGTTCTTCCAATGCTGCAGCCTTAAATCGCTTGATTTGAGCAATTTCAACACAAGCAAAGTTTACACTATGACAAGTATGTTCGGACAGTGTGAAAGTCTGGCTTCACTTGACGTCAGCAGCTTTGATACAAGTAATGTTAAAAGTATGGATTATATGTTCAATGCGTGTAGTCACCTCACATCCATTGATGTAAGCAGCTTTAATACAAGCAAAGTCAATTTTATTAGAGGTATGTTTTCAGAATGCGTAAGACTTACTTCACTTGATCTCAGTAATATTGATATAAGCTCTGCATCAAATAAAATAGCTATTCTGGGTTCTTGCTATTCTCTGAAAGAACTTACTCTGAGCGATTCATTCACAGAAGTAAAAGAGACACTTTATCTCCCGAACGCTGAGGGATGGGCAAATAAAAAATCTCCTTCCACTATCATAAGCGGAAGCGACGAACAAGCTGACTTTACCAATTCGGGTGTTAATACATATATCCGTAAAGGTGATATAGAACTGCCGTTACAGTACACAGAAGATTTGCATATGCCTGATGAAAAAAGGCCACCGCTTCCACTTATAACAACTACAGCCGCTGCAACAACTGCTGCCACAACTAATACAAAGGCTGCTGCAACTCTTGCTACTATAGCAAGCGGCAATGGTACAGACTCAGCAACCACCGCAGCTGCAACAACAACTGCTACTACAAAGGCTGCTGCAACTCTTGCTACTATAGCAAACAGCAATGGTACAGACTCAGCAACCACCGCAGCTGCAACAACAACTGCTGCAACTGTTGAACAAACAACCACAACTTCTGCCGCTGCCGGTGTAAAGAGTGATTTCCGCTTCGGACTCCCTCGTGATGAGATCGAATATCTTCCGGGGGAAGACGGCGAAATGCTCTATATCTGGGCTAACAACAGTGCAGTAGTATCAGGCCCCGAAGAACTCAGCTCAACAACAAACCCTGACAAATACAACGAAGTAAGAGAATGCTGTCTCGAAGCTTTCAAAGAAGCCGTTGAAAGCATCAAGGGTACATACTCTGACTGCAACCTTATCAGAAGACCTCTCGCAGAAGAAACAATGCGTATCTACAAAGAAAAAGGCTATGAAGAAAAGACAGGCTACAAGGTAGAAGATATGCTTGTACATGAAGTAAGGATCAGTCCTAAATCACCTGTCTCAGGCACAACAGCTACTACCGTCCTGCCGACAACCGCTTCTACAACAACTACTGTAACTACAACCGCTCCTAAGCCGAGCATAAGTATTACGGTAACACCGTCCGAGATCAGCACGATAAAAAATGAAAGACTGGCAGGAACCTACGGTATCTATTTTTACAACTGCTCTCTGAAAGATGTCGAATACAAGTATATATTTGATGATCCTGATGTAAAGATTATAAGAAACGCACCTGTATATAATGATAACGTAATAAAGCCATATGTGGCAGTAGAACGAAACGACGCTGATTTCAGTAATTATACTATTATCATTACAAAAGCTACCGACATAAACGGAAACGATATGCCGCCTTACTTCCCGCAGACAGAAATTGTCGTAAAACAATACTCAAGTAAAAGATACTACAACTACCGGAACTGTTACAACTTCTGTCACAACTACAACTACTACCGCTGCTACTACAACTACAGCTGCCACAACAACAACAACAACAACAACAACAACTCCCGTAAGCGGAACAAATGCAATGGGCGATATCGACGGAAACGGCACGATCGACGGCCGTGATGCCTCTGCTGTCCTTGCAGCCTATGCAAAGTCTTCATCTTCTGCAACCGGCGATACAGGACTTACCCCTGCTCAGGAAAAAGCCGGAGATGTTACCGAAGACGGTTCTCTGGACGGACGTGACGCTTCCGCTATCCTGACACACTACACTATGTTGTCCGCAGGCAAAGCAGTTTCACTTTCCGATTTCTCAGTAAAAAACAACTGATAATAAAAACAAAAGCTCCTCATTAACTGTGGTGCTCATATGGCAGTTTTATATGTATTTATCGGGGAAAACCTTTCTGAGGAAAGGTTCTTCCCCGAGCCCCTTTCCAAAGACTTTTAATAGAATTTTTGCCCATTATAGGGCGCACTTGAAAGAAATTATTAATTCTTCCTTTACTGGTGTGCGCCCTATAATGGGCAAAAATTAATAGTCTTGGGAAACAGATTCGAGAAGAATTTTCTTCAAAATGTCTACCTCAATAATACGTATAAACTGCTATACGAGCACCACGGTTAACGGGGAGCTTTGTCATTTTTCGGCTGCGGTCTGAATATAATTCAGCAGTAATCTACTGTGAAAGGATACCGCTATGAAAAAAATTATTGCTGTTATGGCACTGTCTGCACTTCTGCTGGGAAGATGCACTCCCGCTGCAATGCCCGAAGCGCTGAAACAAAACGATACCTCGTCTGCCTCGGAAGTTTCCACAGTCAAAGAATATGCACCGCTCAATTACGACTCACCGAAAGGTGTGTGGCTCCCCTATCTTGAATATGATAAACTCATGCAGGGAAGCACCGCCGATGAATTCCGCACTGCTGTAAATAAGCGTCTGTCGGAGTTCAGGGACAACGGCATGAACTGATATAATCCCCTTAGAGTAGACAGAACAAAAAACACTAAGGAGGATATAGTATGCCAAGAAATGCAAAATTA